TCTTAATGAGACTTTGAAAAGTGTGTTACAGGAATGTAGAGAATTGAATACTAGTGAATGGGTAGTTCCTGGTCAAAAGAATTCTTTTTTAAATCCTGATTCCATTCGGCAAATCTTTCGTAAGTTAATAAAAGAATTCGATATGCCAAAAATTAAATTCCATGATTTGCGCAGATCTAATATTACAATGCTCATCGATGCTGGAGTAGCTCCTACCGTGGTAGCAAAAAGAGTGGGCCATAAGGATGTGGCTGTCACTTTAAATACGTATACTGATGTTTACCAGGAACGCTTAGTGGAATCAAGTGAAGTCATTGAGGATATTTTAAATAATGTGGTAAATCGAAGTGGTAAAATTCAACCAGACGGCGATTAAATCCTAATAACAAAGGCCTTTTAGTAAAAAAACTCCTATCGTCTATTATGTAATACAAATTCCAAATCGTCAAAAACATTGTAAATAATCCATTTAATTCTCACCCTCACCTCAATAATCAAAATAAAAAAATTAAAATAATAAATTATGTGGTAAACCACGTGGTAAAAATCCGCGTGGTTTTTTCTTGTCCATATTAATAGGAAGAAAAAAGGAGAATTACTTCTCCTAAAGGGATGGTACTTTTTGTGCGCAGCTGCTGCATGATTTTATTTTCTTCTTTCCTCCTGCTGCTGATTTGTAGTAAATCCCACAATCTTTACAAGCCACATATTTTCTACCATCAATCTTAATTTTAACTGTCATTCTTTTTTCCTCCTCAAAAATGTTTTATATAAACCGTTAATCTAAACTGCGCCGCCCACTTGCTTCAGTACGTCTAAAATAACGGGTGAAACCTGAATTAATACATATCCTAGTCCGGCGTTTTGGATTCCAGTCCACGCTTTTTCGGAATTACCAAACATGAATAAGAAACAAGAGCCTACAATGACCACGGAAGCGATAGGGAAGCTAAGAGCCACTAATATATCAATCACTGGATCTAACGCATGTGCAAGAGTAGATAACGCTTGATGCCCTGCCCAGGCTTTTGCTCCAACCTCTACTACCACAGGAGCCATCACAGGTACCGCATTTGTTGTCGCAAAGGCCTTCATTGCAAAGCCTATTGTCCCTACTGCTCCGCCGGTGGCTAATGGAAGGAGAGCTGCACTTGCCAGTTGAGTAGCTTTTCGTATTCTTCTTTGCTTCTTTTCTTTTTCCTTCACCTTATACTCGCCTGTCATAAACTCGCTAAATTTAATTGCTTTCATCTTAACCAGCTCCTTATTTAATGTCATTAATGGTATAAATCGCATAAGGCAACCCTTTACATAATTCAATTAGCTGTTTTTTTCTAAAGTCTGAAATGGTGAGCCATACTAATTTCGGAAAGTAACCAAAATGTTCATGTATCGTTCGGTTCGCAAATAATCCTTTGTATTGTGCGATTTTTGCTCTATTTGCTTTCATTTTTTGGAGAGAATCCACCTCCAAGATGTTGTATTTGCCGTTTGTTTTATATAAAGCATCACAGACAATAGTGAAATTATCGTCGCTAAATTTTATTTCGTTTTTCCAATCATTCGGGAAACCTGAATAAATATAAAAATCGTTTCTCATAATGACGTGATTGACGAACTTATTCTTTTTCCTTTCTTTTTGAGAATTAACATATTCACGACCTTCTTTATTCAAAAAATAAACATTAGGCGATTCATTTTCACGGAATGACGATAGATAGGGAGATAATTCTCTGAGAACTCGATTTGTATTTTGTTTTTTACCAAGCCTGTGAATGGTACTAATTTGATCTCGATTAAGAAAGTCCAGTTTCTTCAATGACAAGAGTATTTTTTCGTGTCTCTCGTTCAACCTTTTCAATGGGTTTCCCTCCCTTATTAGGAGTAATGAATGGTGTAATGGTTTCTTGGATGATTTCAGGAGTAATAAGAGGAGTTTGGATAATAACTCTTTGATCCGCCATTTGATAAATTGCTCTACCCTTTACTTTCGGAAGATTCTCTGCTCCATCGCTATCCAAAACGACTCTGGAAGCTGTACCGGATTGGACCCGAAAACAAAGTTTTGCATCACTGTTTTGTTTACACTGCCTTGGGATTACATCGCCAGTAGGATATTGAGTGGCAAGAATCAGCCGAAACCCTAATCCCGCTCCTAACCTGGCAATTTGGCTCATATATTTTTGACATTGTTGTTTTAACTTCTTTTCTTCTTTGCTTATTGCTTCATCAGGATTTAATTCTCCTACTTCATCGATGATAATAAAATGACGTTCCTCAATTCCAGCATCCTCTACCTTTTTCTTTCCTGCCATCTTTAAAACTTCTTGTTTTGCTCTCATTAGGTAATACGCATTTTCTAATGTTTCTAAGGCTTCCTCAGGCTCATAAGCGATTGATTCTGTTTGTTTGATATATTCATAGTCGCAAAGTTCCACGCCGCCTTTTAGGTCTATCAGATGAAGCTTGACATTGTTTGGCTGTTGCCTAATCAAAGCATTGATAATGCAGTTAATTAAATTAGATTTACCATACCTCGTTGCACCACCAAGGCATAAGTGAGGGACACTTTCAAAATCATGGAATATTAATTTATTTCGATCTCTGGTTGCTCCAAATACTACTTTCCACCCTTTTCCTTCTTGAAAATCTACTTGGGTAGGTAATGGCTCATTGTAAATGCGAATAATTAACATACCGTCATAGGAAAGCTCTATTTCCTTTCTATCGGTCAATTTCTTCGTATAGATACCTTTAATAGTTGAAATGATGTTTCGGTCTAATTTCAGCTTTTTTAGGTCTTTTATTCTAATTTTTACCGAGCGAGTATTCACACCAGCCTCGATTACTTTTTGCTTAGCTACATAATCCTCAAAACTCCTTCCCAAAGGAATCCGATACCGATACTCTGTTCCCCATTCCTCATTTCTTTTCTTTACTTGTTGAGTGGTTAGGGTGCGATCACCATCTTTTACATTCAATCCGCTTAATGTGAAAATTTTGTTTAACTTTTTAGAATCATTCCCCGCCCCATTTTTTGAGAGGTGGGCTTTTAAAGCAATCCCACCCATCAAAGAGGTTGATAATATTTCAAAGATCATTTGATGTTGCCTCCTCTCTTTTCAAATCGAATAGAAGCTCGACTAAAAACTCAACATCATCTTGGTCTGCAATCCTTAGAAGTTTCTCTAAAAATAAAATTGATTTACTCATTGTTAAAATCTCTCCTTTCCTACGCCACCTCATTGGAACTTACATAGTAAGTTATCCCTCGAAGTGAACACTCTAAAAAACAATGTAGACACCTGGTTTCTCGCGATTTTATATGGTTCCGAACAAGTTAACTAGTGGATAATTAAGTGGTTATGTTAAAGGATATTAAGGTGGATTTGTCCGTTATACGTTGTCCTGTAAATATTTTTTAAGAAAACACCAAATATTTTTGAAAGGAACTTGTCTGTTTTTGCAGAACTATATACAGAGGTGTTTTTATGAGGTGTAGAATAGGCGAATTTATTGAAGAAAAAGGAATGAAGAAAAAATACATAGCAAAAGAAATCGGCATTACCCCGAATCAATTGTCTAACTGGCTTGCAATGAAATCTTTTCCGCCAGTAGATAAAGCATACATACTAGCTGATTTATTAGAAGTGAAAGTAGATGATCTATATGAACGAACAATGGATGAAACTGATTGAAGAGTGCGAAGCGAACGGCTATACTCCTAGGGAGGTCCAACGGATCCTAATGTACTATGCATTGGTTAAAGATGTTGATATAAAATTAAAGAAACTGTTTGAGGATGAAGAAAATGAACGTCTCAATTGAAATTCATTACAAATCTGATAGTAGAGCCTTGAGGAAAGGTTCTTTTTTGTTAAAAGGTCTCAAACCCGAACAAATTGCATTAGGGTTTTGGAAACAGATCAAAAAGGAAATGTCTCACCATGCTCAATTAGAAAAGATAATTGTGGATGGCGATCAGGATATTACGCAGTTGGTGAAGGATTTAGAACAAAGGGGATGGAATAATAGTTTAAATGATAATTTGCCTTTTTAGTATGCTTAAAGCCTTACTTTATTGTCGAATCACAACTACTTTTGTCGAATGCATAGATAAAAACTCCCGTTTTATGTAAAATATTATCGAATATAAAAATGGGGGTTATTACATGAAAAAGTTTTTTAAGTTTGGTTGCTTAGGAGTAATTGCATTGATAGTCTTAATAATTATCATTGCTATTTTTTCAAGTGGTAATGATGATAAAGTTTCTACAGGTTCTAAAACTGGATCATCGACCACAAATGAGTCGAAGAAAACTGATGATGGCAGCAAGAAAGTGGATGCCAGCAACCAAAGCGTAACTGCAGAAGGATTAAAAGTTGGTTTAGGTGAAATTAAGATATTAGATTCTAAAATACAAGTTGGAATTAATGTAGAAAATACAAAGAATAATAAGGTAACGTTTTATCCAGATCAAGGATCTGCTGTTATCGGTAATATGCAGTTAGATGCCAATATGTTTTTAACAGATGGCGATGTTTCAGGTGATATCCAGGGTGGGGTGAAGAAAGAAGCTGTACTTGAATTTTTAGCTCCAGATGGTCAAAAAATTGACGTAAAAAATGTGAAAGAAATTAAGCTAATGTTTGGTGATGTTTACGACGACAAAACAATGAATACTAAAGATGTATCCTTTACCGTACCGGTAAAATAATATGAAAAAGCCCCCTACTCAATCGAGTAAGGGGCTTTGTTGTTGTGGGGTGAAAAGGCGAATTTTCCCTAATATTTCCCGAAAACTATAAATTATGCATCATTTAGTAACAATCGCAGTGAATCCCTTTTTCTTCAATTCTACCACTAAATCATCCGCGTTTTGCTTATCTGCATATGCACCGATCTGGACACGGTAAATAGTCTTCTTTTCATCTTCCTTGGTCGTAGGTTTAGGATCTGGCTTCTTTTTCAGTCCAAAGGCTTTGACATAACCATTAACATGACCCTCCGCCACCTTATCCAGGAAAGAGTCTTGCTTTAATAATTTGTTATCGTTTGGATTATCGATAAACAGACTTTCTGTGAGGATAGATGGCATGTTCGATCTACGGACAACTGCAAAGTTTGCCCGTTTCTTTCCACGATCCTTTACTTTTCCGATTGCTTTCAAGACTTCGGGATGAATTACATTTTGATAAGCTACTGATTTGGAGCTTGCTTCCGTATGAATAAAGCTTTCAAACCCGGTCCCCGTTGGAGTCGCGTTTATGTGGATAGATTGGAAGAAATCCGCATCCGCTTTGTTAGCTAAATCTGCTCTCTCAGCTAGTTCGAGAAAACGGTCATCTGTACGAGAATAAAGGACCTTAACATCCTCATATTCGCCCAATAGCTTGCCGATTTTCTTAACAATGGATAAAGTTAGGTCTTTCTCCTTCAACCCAAAACCAATCGCCCCAGAGTCTTTACCGCCATGACCTGCATCCAAGAAAATTTTCATTATTTCCCCTCTCCTTTACCTTTTAATATTTGGACTGCGTTTTTAATTTGCGTGGGCACTGGTAAGCCGGTACGTCCTGCATTTTCTAAAATGCTCAATAACTCATTCCCTAGATAAAAGAAGGTGATAGCATCTTGGATCATACTGCCTTTACCAATAACAACGTCCACAAGATGACCAGCAGCTACAAGCAAGAAAATCATTACTTTCTTTGCAATCCCTTTGAATCCTACCTTACTGGACAACTTACCTTCCACACCGCTTGCTAATAAACCTGTACCGTAATCAATGACTGAAAAGGTAAGTAATACCTGTAGCAATGGATCCCACCCCCCATATAGCCAACCTACAGCAGCGCCAGTTATCATTGCACCGGTTTTATAAAAAGCTTCCCAATTCATCCTCTACCTCCTATGGATAAAATAAAAAGAGCCCTGGAAAGGACTCTACATCACATGATATTTTTCTGTTTATTTATGAATCTCCAAATCTAGAGTATAATTTACAATTATTGATAGATTGGAGGTGATTAATAAAATGAATTATCGCCGAACTGAAAGTGATTTTCTAGAAGGATTATCAATTCAATCGGAATTACTAATTGACTATTGCGATCAATTAGATTCAGGGAAAATGAATTATGTGTTACCTCTTGCTACTCTAATTAGAGTGTTAGTTCGTGATGGAAGTCCTTCTTCAAAGAGCCTCTTTTATTTGCTTAATAAAAAGGAAACTATGAAGTTTTGTTTAACATCCAATATTTATAAAGATTATGACGATGTTTTATATTTACTTACCTTAATTACTCCTGCTTACAAGCCTATAATTGATAATGGCCGTGTAATAAAACGAGAGCCTGTTTTTGTTCCTAATCTTAATAGAAATGTAACTCACAAAAATTGGGTATCATTTGACGAATGGATTAATTACCCAGTTTTTATTTATAACAAAGGCAGCAATGATGGACTAATAAAATTAGAACAGACAAAAGATAGTAAATTAATAGTTTCTCGATGGGACATAATCAATTATTTCTCTAATAAAAGTGGAGGTACCCATATTGCAGAGAAAGTAAAAATGGACATGCACACACTAGAAAAAGGTATTAGTAGCATGGAATATCAAGACACCAAACCACTAGAATCATATAGGCCTGGTGAAAAACATGTTCCCGGAATCCCTTTTAAGGGTCCTTTACATGCTGCGATAAGGCAGATAGCGCACGAAATAATTCTAACCATTAGAAAAGAATTTAATATGGGAAGGAATTATAACCCATCACACAAAAAGATTATTGGGTATGCAATAGAAAATTCGTCTGACAGATGCGTAAGATTCAATCCGTTAACAAGACAGGTATCTGTCAACTCCCAATAAATTCGGAAGCAATAACTTTCTCTTCTGTTAATTCTATTTCATTAACAATTAGAGGATATTGATCTTCTTTGAATTCCCAGTAAATATCATACTTTTTAGGGTCCTTCCATTCATATGGTTGACCCTTTTTTGCTATTTCTAATGCACGGTCTCTGTGTTGTGCGATGACGATAATTGACTTATATTCATCGTAACTTGCGTCAAAAGCAGACACTTTAAAAACCCTCATTATCTGGCCACCTTTTATAATAATAATAATAATTATAACAGGTGAACTGGTTATTTCATATGAGCTGCTTTTGACGATATTAAGCAAAATAAAAAAGCCCTTTTGGCTTCATCTTTTTCAAGATATTGACGACGCTCTTTCATCCAAGTGTGTCTATGTTATAGGCTATTTTGTAGTATTTGTGCCACGTTTTTGTAATTGGTGATAATGCCAGTTACCCCATAACCTGCTAATGTGATAATTGCTGTATCATCATCACAAGTAAATACTTCTAAAGATAAACCTTCCATTAAACACTGATCGGCTAATGCTTGTGTGACGGTGGTATAATCAGCAGACATATACAGGTCAGCGTTCGGGTAGGTGGTTTTGTAGTTTAACACCTCCTGAATAGTGCTATCTGAGATATTATACTGATACGCACATCTCGCTTTTGGGTCTTTTTGCAAGACCGCATTTAACGTGATGTTGTACCCTTCCCATGTGATTTTCCGTAACATTCCCATTTTACGAGCAATATCAACCAAATTTTGAATCTGTGTGGTGTCTGTTATTTTTGGTTCAACATAAGCATAAAGATTTAACTTTTTACAAATAATTAAAAACTCTTGGAAGGTGAGAATTTGCGTTCCTGTGAAACTAACATTTTTCTTTACTCCAAAATCTAATGCTTTTAATTGAGCAAGTGTTAAATCTTTGACATATCCTGATCCATTACTAGTTCTGCCAACATCACTATCATGTATTAAAACAGGGTACCCATCACTTGAAAATTGTACATCACACTCTACATAACTAAAACCCAAATCTTTGGCACGTTGGTAAGCCGGTAATGTTTCTTCTGGAGCGTCAAAATTATAACCTCTGTGCATAATGGCTTTCACATTGGCGTCTAAAGGGTTTTTAATAACGTTTGTGGGAATGATTTCAACGGCTGAAACTCTTTTCTCTATATCATCGTAATAAGACTTTTTCAGGTAGTCTAATTCATTTCGATTGTCAATGTCATCAAAAGTTACTTTAAATAACCCTACTGGGAACCTAGTTAAATCAAGTGTTTTGGATGTATCTAAAAAATAATTGAAATAAATTCTTATTTTTGCACATGTCGGTTGTTTTGTTAATGTTGTTAATGTGTTGGGATTAACCCAACCACTATCACTAATCATAATATTGTTGCTATCATATTGATGAATCCCAACCAAATAATCAACGCTCAAATTTCTTGTTATGATTTTTGATGTGGATGAAGGAACAGGAATCATGTATTTACTTTGTAAAAAAGCACGATTGGATGTACTTGAATAAGTATCTGCCGGAGTTGATCCAATTGCATTATTAACCGTTCCATTCAAGAAACACTTTAAAACGCCTAGGTTACTTGTATCCAAATTCGTTCTTAAAATTTTGTTTGATGACCATGTTCGACTAGTTGATTGTACGGAATCATCAATGCCAATTCGAGCAAAATACGCTTCATACTTGGTTGGTGGGGTGTTCCCTTCAATAAGCATAATTTTCCCTGCGCCACCAGTACCGTAGTTTACCCGAATATATTGGGCATTAGTTGGTGTGGTAAAGGTTTGAGCACCTGTACCAAAGGCAATTCCACTAATATAGTTTTTAGATGCATCATAAAAAGCTATATCATGTTGTACTGCCGTTACAATTCCTGCGCTATCTACATAGTATTTTGAGTGAATGGTGTTCGGTTTTATATAAGTATAGTCCGACACCATATAAGCAGCATCCGCCACGGTTAGTCCTGTTGTGGCATTTATCCTAAAACCCGTTGTACTTTTGGTTTCGTCAATCAGGTTTGTACTTCTTAGAACAAAATCGAGTTTATCAATCGGTACAGTACGATCTACAATTCCTTGAGATTGATAAGTTCCGCCTATCGCCCACGCTGAACCGCTCCAATAGTACCATTTACCGTCAGCAACCACTACATAAATTCCAGTTGTTCCAGTAGGGTACGCTGTCTGTAATGCAGCTAAAGTGGCATAAGTACCTTTCGGAGAACCACTCGCAAGACTTTGAGTTAATGTATCAACATAGACTTTATCTGCTTTGGCAACTTGTAAATTCGTGATCTCCGACGTACTTTGGGCCAAAGACGTCTCATTAGCCGTCAGCCGAGTACTTAAATTTGGGTAGGTTCCCTTTGCTTCATCAATTAAAACTTGTGCAGCAGTCGCACTTGCAGCTGAGGCAGTTGCACTTTGTTGAGCTTCCGTTTTTATACTTACCGCATCACTAACCACTTTTGAAATAGCTTGGAATTCATTGGTGCTTTCAATCGAACTGTCATTCATAATCCCTTTGTTGGCTGTGTATGAAAACTGACTTGTGACAGCAACTGTGTCCGTGCCATAGTAGATCATTACCTCAGCTTTATGGAATCCAGGTACCACATAAGCCTGCGTATTTAAGGTGAGTTTACAACTGCCAGCCAGAGCATCCACAACGGTTACATCCTGAAAAACCGTTTTATTATCTGGCTTTTTAATAGCTAATGTTACAGTTGCATTCGTTAAATCAAGCGCTTTTTTGTCTTGATTGATAGTAATATTAACCTGCAACGTTTTTAAATCATTCGTATTCACTGTAAAGGATGGATAAGGAATGGATTGCATTGTATCCAGTAATACGTTAAAAATTTTAACCACTTGTATCACCTGGCTTTCTCTAAATAAAAAAGAACCTATACTGTGTAAGGATCTCCTGTAATCTCTTCATATTGAATTTCTGTTATGACTCCTTTAACTACTGCGTCCCGTACCATCGATTCCGTCCAAAGTCCACCATCATAAAACCGCTTGATTCGATCATAGGTTAACATTTACGCAAGCCCTCCCATCATTGCCGCATACCATAAGTCCGCAACGTCCTTCTCCATTTGCACGAGCTTTTCCTCGACGGATTCTTGTGGAGGGGAAACTGGTGGATTTTTTTCTTCCTCTGTAGCAGTTTCGATCCATTCACCATTAATAAAAACAGGTTTCCAACATGGACGCGGCAATTGCTTATCTGTGTACCCTTGTGGAATTACGTAGTTTCCTTCTTCATCCGGTAGCAATTCTCTATCTTGTTCAGGTGTCCATTTTCCTGAATACCTGTCATAAGAATGAATAAATTTCATAATATCCCCCTTTTTACACTACTGAAAAAACTAAATAAACCGGGAACCAATCTGTGCTTGTTATCGTAGCGTCTGAAACAAATTCCATTTGTATATTTCCATTGCTGCTAAAAAGCCATCTTGCAAACTGAGCGTTTGAACCACTAGCAGTAGTAACTTGTGCCGTGGCTATGGTTTCAGGCGGTCTATATCCAGCCGGTAATGTTGCTACCACGGTAGAATTTACCGTTATATTTTTTACGGCTCCTTTTACAATTACGAAATTCCCTACTTTTGCATATTTAAGATCTGATCCTATTTGGTAAACTTGTACCCCGTTTTGTAATGTTAAATTTGTCCATGTAACAGGAGGATCTTTGAAATAGTTGATTGATTCATCATACTGTGTCTCCAATTTATTCATAACAGCGGCAGTGATTGATGTCCCTGGGTCCACAATTGTTCCTTCCGCAGGAATAAGGGTTGTTGTTCCATCACCGTTATTCTGTAATGTGTAAGTTAAAGGTTTTTGCACAGCTCTATCTTTCCACAGTGTCTTTGCGTACGCCAATTATATCCCTCCTCTGCTCTCCGTGATTCCCATTAGATAACCCTCATAAGTAAACTCTTGTTTGAAAATCCTCGTTTGTTTCTTTGCATCAAAACTATCCTCTACAAGAATGACATCCGCGCATTCTAGTATTGGATTCTGCCTCCAATTGGCTTTATATATTGCATTATAATTACTCTCCCTTATATACCATGCCGCAACCTTATCAGCCATTGCATCAGTGATGATTAAGGGGTTATCTATGGTAAACGATGCTCCGTTCGTTCCGGCAATCGATGTGTTAGTATAAACATTTTCGTGAGTGGTACTTCCTACCCGAACATTTACAACCACCTGATAGATAGATTTGTCCAATGTGATTTCAGGAATATCATACATGTTATCGAAATCCACATACTTCATACCAGCTCCCGTTGTGACTAACGGGTAGGCACCTGCGACTCCAGCATATAATCCATTCTGACCGGAATATGTTAAATAGTTACTGCTCGCATCCAATGCGGTAAATGGTTTAATGATCACTTTCCCAGTACGGTCCTGAAAAACAGCGCTCCCTGATGCAATACCAATATGTTGTAACGCCTCACGACTGTTCAATCGATCAGTAAAATTAGAGGTGATTAATTTCAAACTATCATCAATGGTATATGAGGTGATACCCGCTTTTGTCAAAACGTCCACAGCTAGATTGTACAATGTGTCGCTGACCGTATTCTCATAAGAGATAGAATCCAGCATATTAAAAACATCATTACATATAAGCGTAATAGTCCTAGAACTTACTTCATTCTTCCACTCACTTAGATAATAGGTGCCCATTGATACCCATTCAGTAATGGTCTCTGATAATATCAACCCAAATTCAACTACAATTTTTGGCCGACTAGCAATAATCGTTTGCATGTTCTGAAAGTTCAACATGTTGAAAGCACCATCTGAGTTATCAAGGGTTATCTGTAATTCGTTGGAGGGGATAGTGTCGTTTAATGTGCTTAGCTCTTCCAGGATGTTAATTTTCATGATGGTATCATCGTCATAGGTTGTGGTCGTTGCTGGTGCTGTTGACAAGGCTAATGTAAAATGAATCCTTGAGTTAAATTGTCGGACAGGTGCATAAACAATGTCTTTGAAACTTTGACTGACCTCTAACATTCACACACCTACCTTTCAATCAAATCGAATTTCACAGCTTGGTATCTCGGTACACCGTCAATATAATCCAACATCCCTGTACTTCGATCCCCACAATAAAAAGAACCCGTACGCATTCCGTTTGTTTTCGGGTCAAGATAGGTTACGTCAAAGAACACCGAATCAATTGCGTTCAATATCACACTTAACGAAGCACCTGTTAAATAGTTGTATGACAATTCTAGCTTCCTCTTTGTTGCAATTCTCTCAATGATCATCGTTCCATTTGCGTTCCGTTCAGCCTTTGACAGATCCATTATAGAAACACCAAAATCAGAAGGGGTTAGTAAATCAACCCCGCCAATACTAACTAAAGCCATTTACACAACCCCTTTAAATTGATTGTAGTTTTACGTTCTTACCAATACGTTTGTTCTCTTTGTCTAAGAATGGTTTGACGATCCGCGCAAACTGTCTTCCATCAAGGTTTAGAATGATGTCTCCACCGCCTCCACCTGTTCCACCTCTAGCAGCAATTTTACTTGCTAGGTCGTTGATCCAACCAGTGTTATTCTCAAGTGGCATTACTGCCTCTTTCCCAGCCTCACCCACCATTGCAAGCGTCGGACTGTTAACGATACCACCTTTTGCAAGATATGGGATTCTAGGAACAGTAGGTATTCCACTGATCATAGGTAGATTGTTTAGATTTTTGACCATCTTATTGATACCACTAATCAAACTGTTAAGGTATCCGGCCACTGTGTTATAAACAGATTTGAACCCACCTGTTAAACTTCCGGACAGTGCGCTTTTGATTTTACTCAAAGCAGTCGAAATGGGGTTAGAGACGTTTCTCGTGAACCATCCACTTATACCCGACCAACCACTTGTGACGTAACCTTTTATCGTACTACCTATACCATACAGTTTACTTTTCATACCATCTGCAATACTGTTCTTTCCAAGGTTAGCGAACCAATCTTTAGTACCAGTCCATCCACCTGTTAACCATCCTTTTATGGTAGAACCTAACTTGGATAGTTTACTATTTAAACCAGCTAAGACACTATTCTTACCCAGGTTAGAGAACCAGTCTTTAGTACCAGTCCAACCACTTGTTAACCATCCTTTTGCGGTTTTGCCTAAAAATGACAACTTGCTTTTAAAACCAGCTAGTACACTTCCGTTAGCTAAATCCGCAAACCATGAGTAAGTACCAGTCCATCCAGATGTCAACCATCCTTTGATTGTTTTACCGAGCTCCTTACAAGATTCAACGCCTTTGAGAATGTTAACACCTAGTTCAAGCCAGTTAATATCGATGATATCCATCCATTTCCTTTTAAAATCATCTGTGAATTCTTTGACTTTTTTCATCAGGCCTGGGAATAAAGGACCAAACGTGCCATTAAGGATTTCAATAATTCCTTTAATAATATCGCCTGCGCCTTCCCACATGAGTTTCCAATCACCCGAAAGACCGCCTGCTACTATACGGATTAATCCCGCGAAAGCATCGCCAATTCCTGCTAATATCTCAAGAATGCCTGAAATACCTAAATCCCATCCTGAAGTCATCCATTTTTTAAATCCATCTAATTGAGGCATATTCCACACATCCGAAATGGCATCACCGATGTTTTTGATAGATTCTACTAAATCGTCCCAATAAGGTTTAATCAGTGCTAACCATTCTTTGACTTTCTCAACGAAAGCTTTTATCTTATCGGTGACTCCTGCTATAACGTCACCAAGATCATTAACATCATCTTGAGCAGCAAGGGCCCCATCACCTATATCACTAAATACATCTCCTGCGCCACCACTACCACCTGAGCCGCCATCAGTACTAGATGACGATAACGTGTTAACTTGGTCAAACCCAGCAACACCGTAAGACGCTTTCTTCTTTGCTTTCCCTAGGTTTTTAACGGAATTAGTCAAACCATCCACAGCACCCTTTTGTTTTCCAATAGAACTTGTTTGGGTGTTTAGTGATTTTACTTGCTCATTTCCTGCTTTGATGTTTGATTTTGGGAACATTGCTCTCATGAAACCTGCAAAGAATTTAAATGCACTTTCAACCTTTCGCATTAAAGCAGTTAACAAAGGAAGTGCGATATTAAGAATAGGAAGAAAAGCTTGTCCAAGTGCCAATCTGGTGTCTGATAATGCTGCCAAAAACTGTCCTTTTAATAGAGCCGTATTGTTCGCCACAGTATTTCCGAGTTTACTGTAAATGGACTCTGTAATGTGCGCCTGTAAGATTAGGGTTTGTTGATTCTTATTAAGATCTGCCCATGGGACACCGTTCGCCATTTGCTTGTAAGCATTGGATGCGGTAATTGCCGCAACACGAACGTTGACTCCTAGTTCATCCGCACCGTCAGCTTCTTGGTTCATTGCGGATCTCATACGGTCCATAATCTCGACTTCTTGCATTCCTGTCTTTGTTCGAACAATGGCTGCTGCTTTCATTAAATCAGTGGTCATTCTAAAATTGTCCTGGGCATCTTTGGCAATACCCTTAAACTTCAAAGAAAACGTATTCGCCATTTCCGCAGCCGCTAACTTTGAAAAACCCATTGCCGCACCAGTAGTTTCCGACCACTTAACAAAATCATTAGCAGTAGAGCCAAGGGTTTCGCCAATTGTTCCCATTAATGCTTCATATTTGATAGCGTCCTCGATCCCGCCTTTGATATAAAGTCCTGCACCAATGCTTGCTAAAGCACCAGCTATTTTGCCTTTGATTCCACCCATCGATTTAGCAAACCCATTGAGCTGACCCTGCGCTTGTTTCATGCCTTTTTGTAATCCACTAATATCTGCTCCGACCCTGACAAGTAAGTTACGTAATGCCATATTCTCACCTACCTTTCCACGCTACCACCGAACTGAGCGTTTAATTTCTTAACCATTTCCAACATTTCGTCATCAGTCATGTGTTTTTTAACAGGTGTACTTCCTTTGCCCAACAACTTATCTAAAGTTGGGAGTTTCTTCGCTCTGTGGAGGTTCTCACCTAACCAAACCAATGTGAGTTTTTCTTCTTGTTCATGTTTTTGTTTTTCATTGAAAACACGAGCAAAGACACTTAATTCATAAGGTGTCATTTCATCATACTCAGAAAGACTAATACCCATATGGATAGCAGAGGTTAGAGAGGTTTCCCAGTTCCATCTCTCCACCTCTCCTCCACTATCCTCTGTTAGTTTTTTTCATCACCTGAGCCAAACGATTTACTAAAGGCTAGATTCAATTTGTCTAAGAGTTCAGTGTAAGAATCAGCGTAGTCCAATAAATCTTCCATGTCTTCAAGTTTAAGAGTCTCATTGTTCTCTTTTGCATCCTTTGATAGACCATAAAAGAAGATTTTCTCTAATTCATCCAAATCAAAGTCATCTGAGACAATCTCCTCTACACCTTTACCATACAATGAACCAATTTTCTTCAATGCCTTGTGTCCGAATTTAAGGACTCGAGGTCTATCCAAGTTGATTACTACTAAATCGTTTTTATCTGTTGTCATTTTGAAAATCCTCCTTTATGGTTCTATTATTTAAACAGCAGCCGTTAAAGTAGGTTTTCCACTTACTTTCAATGTGCTTTCAAAAGAAATTAAGTCCTCTAATTCCGCACCTGTTGAGTACCCAGTAACGATTGCCGTAAACGTCCACTTTGTTCCACTGGTTGTAGCTACATCAGGAAACTCAATGGTATAAGAGGCTGATGTTCCAGCTTCAAAATCTGTTAATAATTGTGAGTGTGCAGTTGCGTTAAAAGTTCCACTGATCGAAACCTCCCCGGCATCTTTCAGACCACCCACAAAAGTTCTATATCCATTTGCTGAATCCATCGCTGTTGTTTCAATCGTGTCCGCTGACAACTCAAGACCCGCGATTGAAGTTAATTCAGCGATAGCTGTTGCACCTTTTTTTAACTTTGTTCCCATTGCTACTACTGCCATGTTCATTACCTCCTATTATGCTAATACTGGTTTTCCACTGACTTTGAAAGTCCCTTCAAAGGAAACAAGATCCTCTAACTCTGCGCCTGTTGAAAAACCTGTAACTACCGCATCAAAGGTCCAAGTCTTTCCGCCGGGGAACGTGATAACATATGAGGCAGATGTTCCAGCGTTAAAATCCGTTAAAATTGCATTGTGGGCAGCATAGTCAAAAAATCCAGAAATCGATACTTCGCCAGCATCCTTTAAGCCTTGAACGAATGTCCGATATCCTCCCACACTATCAAGTGTAGTAGTTTCGATCGTATCCGCCGAAAGTTCAAGACCTCCGATTGATGTTAATGATGCAATTGCAGTTCCAGCTGCTTTTTTAATTGTTGTTCCCATTGCTACTGTTGGCATATGTTAACCCCCTTATAACCTCACATTAATATCAAATGAACTTCTGTAAAAACCGACTTCTTTTTCGTGGACTTCTGTTGGCTTATCATAGGACAAGCTTTTGATAAATGGTCCATCAATCCCAATGGATCTACCGTAAAAAGTCTGCAACTTAGACAATACCTCTTTGGTCAAATTCTTCATTTTGCTGTAATTACTGTGGATTACATGGATTTCACAATCTAATTCCTTACTGGTTAGATAACCGTCTAAGGTTTTATCCTGTAACCCTTCTGATGATACATAGATAATAAAAGGTGGTTTAGTTCCCTCTTTTGCACTCATTGGAAAAATCTTATTATCTAATCCTATGATGCTATTTAATTCGGACATTAAAGCCTCTTCAAAGTTCATTGATTTCACCTACCTTGTTATGTCATCGATTGACTGCAACAATGATTCTATAACCTTTTCTTGGGTGGCCGTGCTTGTCATTTCGATTGCATCTCTGACGAAATACTTTCCTTCTTCTTTCGTCCCATCTTTATTTACCTTGAATCCATACTCAACAGAAACAGGATAATAAGCTGTGTCTTTCTTACCGCCTCTTGTTCCTTTACCTTCTGGAGTAATAGGTTTCTGGAAAATAGAATTCATCCCTCTGTCAAACACAAGCCGCATGACAACTTTTTTCTTTTTCTTCATCGCTTTAAACTTGGGTTCTTCAATTTTGATTAAGCCTTTTTTTAAACCACCTGACTCTTTTGGCGCTAATTCTTTCGCCTTTTTTAGTGGTATTCTCATTCCAGCGTTAACCGCTTTCCGAATTTTAGGCTTAGGAAAATTTTTTCCTAAGTTTTCGAGCTGTCTTGTTAATTCTTCCAATCCTTCAATGTGGTTATTACTAGCCATCAGACCAGCTCCTTACACAGAAGTTGGAGCTCAACATTCTTCTCCTGGAAGTTAATTATTGAGATGATACTAAATAATCGACCATCAAATTTAATACGCATATCAGGAGTGATTCCTTTAACAAACCGAGTATTCACCTTGTGGGATACTTCACTATTTACGGTTTCTGCCGAAAAAAACTCTCTCCCACTGATCGGATAAATACCAGCTCTCGTTTTCATAACATCCGTCCACTCTTCGGTATTCTCACCATATGAATTCTGTGTGGATGACATTTGCTGAAAGATAATTATGTGACGGTAACTACCTGGATTAATCTTAAACTTTGTCATAGTAGGTTTACCGAGTGCATATCAAGAATGGATTTTACCACCATGTTCACTTTGTTGTTTTCCACAGTGAAAGACCGGTTATCATATAATTCATTGGCTAACACCATCAGCGCAATGGATAAATCTTCGTGGGTGTCTAATTTAGTCTCATCTAACCCCGTATATCCTTTGATATAAGACTTACAGGCAGGAAGGATACTCGAGAAAAGCTGATCATCCTCATTGTGATAAACATTGGCATAGTCTTTTAGGTCCTGAATACCTACCTCACTTATCAACATTGACTTTTACCTTCCTTTTTGGAGCCTCTTTCACTTCTTCAATCAATCCCGATGAAATCCAACTTTCCGAGGTGGAAGCGTCTAATTCTAATTCCCTTACTTCATTTTCTTCCATGGAAAGAATAATACTTTGGAAATTTCTCAAAGCTTTTACTTTCATATTCTCAACTCCTTATAAAAAGGAAAAGGGGAAGGATTCCCCCCCTCCCCTAAATTAATTGATTATAAGCCTTTCAATACAACAATTTTTTGTGGTTCAGCGATAACTGAATCTACTTCAGCATAAGCTAGAGCCCCAACTGCATATTGGTCTGCAAAACGTTCATTCAGAATAGACATTTCTACATTATTAGTTAATTTAACGTGGATACCTGAGAAGTCACCATAGAATACTTCAAATTTACCAACACCGATTTGATCGCAGTTGTCTGATAACATAACTGGTTTGCTTAATAGCGTGAAACCGCCATCTTGTGCTAAAGTGTTACCGAATAAAAATTCACCTGTTGTAGATTTTAAACTTTGAAGATACGCTAGAGTGTTAGGGTGCATTAACCATTTAGCTTTTCCTTGCAATGATTGTGGTACCTTCATTTTTAGTTTAATTACTTCAGCAGGGTCAATTACTAAAGTTGTAGCAGTAGTAGTTTGTTGACCTGCAATGATTTGTTTTAAACCTTTCATGTTTGTTCCTGCACCTTGAATTAATTCATTTTCAAGGAAGTTAGCGATTGAAGTACCAATTGATTTTACGATGAATGGAATAACGTCAACATCAGAACGATTAATTAATGATTTAGAAATTAAAGCTAATGAACCGATGATAAAAGATTTAAGTGTAACGCCTGTGAACGCCCCAGCACTAGCTGTAATTGCAGTTAGTTCTGATTGGTATGCAGTTGTATGACTATTCCAGTCGTATGCAGGAATACTTAAATCACCTTTAACGTTCCAAATAGTCGCTTCACTTAATAATGGTGAAATATTTTTAACAACTTCTACAATTTGGTTTGCAACTGAAACAGGAATTACAGGTGCGTTTGTACCTGCCGATAATGCACGTGTATCTCCTCTTACGAATTCAACAAACGAACGCTCTTCTTCTTTAATTTCTAAAGCACGTTTTTCTTCATCCGTTTCAGCTTTCTTTACCACTTTCTTTTTCTCAAAAGAACGGGCCTCTTCTTCAGCTGCTAGTGTTTTATCGATTTTTGCAACTTCCTTTTTAATCTCGTCAAATCGAGTGCTTTCTTCATCAGAAAACGCGCGAGTTTCCCCTTTTGCTTTGTTTACAATCCCATCCATTTCATCAAGCAGCGTGTTACGTTGCTCCAATAGGGTAGGCATAGAACGGAACTCAACTACTGGTTTAGCTAAAGTATTATAAAATGTCATATTATTTACCGCCTCTCAATTTTAAAATTTCTATTTCCTTTTCAAAAACAGAAAAATCATTCGATTCTTCACGTTTTTCTTCTTTTTTTGGTGTTAAATCTTCAATTTCGGCCCGAAATTCATCACTTCTATTTTCAGTGACTACATTTTCTTCGCCTCTGGCTTCGATGCTTGTTGCGATATAAGCTGGAGTTTTATCCAATATAGATACCTCTAAGAGCTCGATATCCTCTAAAAACCTTCTTTGGATGCCATCAGTACCATCTTGCCAATTAGGTTTTTTATCAACAAACCCAAATGACCACCCAGTTAACTTCCCATTTTTGGCCTTTTCCATGACTTCTTCATCAGTTACGGTTGCAATGGCCCGCAAACCAATATTGTCCTCATACAATTGCAAGTTTCCTGTTTTGGTAGACCCTAAACGACGATTTTCATCGTGATTAAACCGTAGCTCCACATCATCAGTATTTCGCAATGCCTTTTCAAACGTTTTAGGAACAATCTGCTCCCGAAATGGCCCCCTTGAAGAAGGTAACACCCGGCTTTCTCTACCCACAGCATTTACATACCCATCAAGTAGTACCTGGTTTCCCCGGATCTCTATTCTCATCTTCTTCACCTCCTCCCAGTTTTTTATCTGGATTCGTCATATCCGCTGTTTTATTGGTATTTGGAGTATAGATTTCTTTGGTTTTCGGATTGTAAAGGACATCTTGTAATCCTAACTTGATAAAATCTACTCCATACGGCTCATAATCCTCGATATAACGGACTTCATCCCATTGCATAAAGCCATTTTTAATTGCGATTTCATAAGCCTGATACCGCTTAAGCATGTCACCCTTAAATATCTCTTTTGTATCAAAGACAAAATAAAAAGACCCTTTTTCACTCGGAAGTAAAAGGTCCTTATTTAAGGCTGTTTGCAAAGCAATTAAAATAGGCATGATGCAAACTTTTATCCAGTTGTTATATACCTCATCATTTGCAGTACCATCCAAAATGGACGAGGGAGTAATAAACATTTTACAAATTTCACTTGAATTGGTTTTCTTATTTTCATTAAGCTGCATTTCCACAGATGTGTTTGAAGCTTCCTGAAACTCTAAACCGTTATTTAAAACAACAACATTTTCGTTATTATTTTTATAAAGATTGGCAAAAGCCGCTTTAAGCGCATCTATTGCTTCTTGGGTAAGACGACTCGCACTTTTTAAAAAGCCTTTTTTATTTCCGCCAGTCTTTACTAATACTTCTTCAAATACGAGAGAATTGTAAACAACCGACAAAATTTTATTGTTTTCTTTTATAATTCCTTTTCCAGTAATCCCGTTTTTTGAGCTTCTTGTTATTTTAAGAAATTCAAAATCTCTATAAGTCGCTCCATTTACCAAAATGTCGTACTTTTTAAAGATAGGATCAACACCAAAATTTACTGAAAGATTAACATTATCCACATAATGCAAGCTTTTTATTTTGTTTCGCTCTCGATTTATATAAGCATAGCCTGCACCAGCTAATAGATAATCATCTATTAATGCCTTTTTAAATTGAAAACCGTCTAATGTGTCTTTGGTATCGTCGTTCAATAAACTTACCCGATCATCGCCTTTAATCTCCTTTACCTTACCATCTATAGCCTGGTAAAGTTGAATAGGTAAGGAGGCAACTGTATCGGAAATCACACCTACGCACGCGCTGACTGCTGGTATATTTAAAGCCTGTTCTTTTGTAATATCACCCGTAGATATTCCAGCGCTTAAAAGTAGTTCTTCTAAGGTCAGTTCTCTTTGCTCTTTTTTCCCAAACCATCGTTGCATTAATCCCACATTCTCACCTCCTTCTAAATAACCTGGACCGCAAAGTCATTAATTCCGAATAACATATCTTGCTGTATTAAATAAACTGCATTAATTGTGGAAACAACCATATCCACTTTTCCTGCAGATTTCTTTTTATTTACGTATTTATTTAAGTTTGTGTCCTCTGTACAGCGTGCATTTTGAAAGTTAATTTCTAACATCAAATTCTCATCATATCGAAATAGCTTTTTAAGTATAAGCTCTTTTAACAGCTTAGTAGGCATGTGTAAAACGCTGGAATGTTGTTTGATTTCCACACATTCATAACCAGCCGCCTCAAGTTTTTGTATAGTACTTATCGCGTTATACCGGTCATAACCAACTTGCATAATTTCGACCCCATATTGTGCTTCAAGGTTAAGGATGAAGTTTTCTACGAATCCATAGTCAATAACTTCATCTCCACATTCAAAACATACACCCTGGCTAACGAGTTTGTTGTAATCCACTTTTTCTTTCTTTTCCTTGAAAAGCTTTCTATCTTTGGGAATGAACCCCCAAACCTTGGAATAAATCATATCATTATGCTCCGTCACCATTGAAAGGGAGGTATTATCGTCCGTTTGGGATAAGTCCAAGCCTAGATAAACTCGCTTGCCTCGCCAAAATGCCAAATCCTCTTCAATTTTGCATTCTTTAACCTTGGTAATCTCGACATAACCCTCAACACCAAGACCTTTATACTTGATATTATTGTGCTTGCACAAGTAGTTTTCTCGTTTGTTTTCATACAAAATAGCCATAGTACGCATATCCTTAATGGCATTAAAGATATAATCATGTGCTACAGCTACGGGGTTGGATTGGTATAAAACTAAATCATCGGTTTGCCATTGATCATTTACCAAAAAATTTTCATCTGGTTCATAGAGTAATGAAAATCTTCTCTTATTATCTATCAATCCATCTAAAACTTTTTTAGAGATATCTATTTCGTCAATCATTACATTATTGTCATTGGGATATTGAGTACTTATGATGATTCCTAACTTGTTAAACAATGTGATCTGTGAGGACCTCATCGCTTCAATTGGATAACTGTCCATTGCACCAGCTTCATCGGCTAAGAAGGCATTGGCTAATTTACCATCCATTTTATCGTCTGAATATGCTAACGGAATGTATTCACTATCGGTCAATAGGCACCGAACTTCACTTCTGAGAATCTTAAACACATCATCCTCAGCTAATGCCGGGCTAACCTTTATAATTTTTCTAATGGCAAGTTTAAGTTCACTCGATAATTTTAAGTCAGGTGCAACAGAAAAAAATCTGCTGAACTCTGGATCTGTCAGAAGTAATAAAATAAAAATAACCGCTGAATTGAAGGTCTTAAAATTCTTACGACTTATCTCCAATAGCGCGGTTTCATAATACCTTATATCTTTATTATCCCCGTTTTTTAACTTTGTGGAGAATACGGCCACGATTAACAGCCAGGCATAATCTTCTAATCCTTCATCCATGGGACAACGTAAATCGGGATGCACCATCAATTTCAGCAATTTATTTAATTTGCTATAGGCTTTTTCATCCACATAGGCTTCTGAATCCATTCCATCAACGATATTCAGCCAGGCACTTGCTTGTTTTTTTACGTATATAGGAACCTTACGATTATCTTTTTCAACGCACCATAAGGCATATTTATAAGCTCTACTATCCTTAACCATCTTTCAACGCTTCCAGTAGCTTGTTAGAGGATTTCTCTTCATTTTTTGGGATACTTCTCAAGGCTGCGGCAATGGTCATGATGTTTTCTTTTTCAATATCCAATAGCATTTTTCTCTTAGTCTGGACCATCTTATCTATAGACATCATTCCGTTTGTCAGCCTTGCAATTTCTTTGGTAAATTCAATTAGCTTGTCCGCTTTTTCACCTGTCGATAACTCGTCGCAAATTTCTTCAAAGGCATCTTTAAGGGATTCGAGTAATCCAAAAAAGTATTCCCTTCGCTGCTCCAATTCAAAGCATTCGGCCTGTATTAAACAATACCTATTAATGACTGGTTCATATATGGCATCGTTTTTTTCGATGTGTTTAAGCAGATCATTTATTCTCTTGAATTCCTTGTGGGCCACACTATTGCTTTTGACATTGGAGCGCTCTTTCAATGCCGCACCTGTGGCCAGAGTACTTTCGCCTTGCTGTCTCTGCTTCAATTCCTTTTTGGTTCGATGCGATTTCTTTTCATTAGCTAGCACTACATATGGCTTTGGTGGTCTTGACATTGATTATCACTCCTCTCAAAAGCTATTTTGGGAATATTTTATGCGTGATTA